CTTGCTGATTTGCTGCCGGATCGCTTCGCGTGTGGTGTCGTTTATTTTTGTGATTTCCCACCCGACATTTTTACTGACATAATTTTGTATGCTTTGCGCCATTGGGTTGTATGGTACCGTTTTTTTTAGGCTCGCAAGCCAACGCGCTGCCGATGCGTGTGCGACGTCTCCGAATATGTCCGCGATGTCGTCCCGGTATTCGTCCGCGATTTCTTGCAATAATACTGCGATAAAACTATAATCAACATCAAGCCCCGCCGCTTTTCTTTGTATTCTTCGCCCGGCATGCTTATCCTCTGCGGGTATGATTGCGATGATCCCGGCGCGGTGCTGTGACAATGTGACGTCTTCAATCGTGGTGTTTTGTGGTAGCTGTAATTGAGCAGCGGCGTCTTTCAATGTGATTAAATCCGCATTAACGGCTTTTAGTGTTCTGTCATATTTCTCATTTTCGGTGTCGTGTAGTGCTTCAATGTTTGACAAATCAAACCATATATTGGCTTTTTCTTTTTTTAGTTCTGGCATAATGCTATTAAGCGCTTCGGCTATTTCTATTAGTTCGGGTATTATTACATCTACCCATAAAATTCTCATACTCTCTCTGTAGTTGTCATACTTGGCGTGATCTTGCGAAATAAGCGGCAACGGTATTTGAAATAAATTGCATACGTCCTCTTTTGTTAGTTTTTTGAGTATCTCAAACGACATGTCCTTGTGATTTGTGCCGATGCTTTTAACTTTCCCGCCGCCGTCGAATACTGCCGCCGTTCCCGCCTTGCGTACTCCCGCAAAAAATGTTTTTATCATTTGAATTACACGCGTCCCGCCGTCCTTTAGTGTCTGATCGTATTCGACAACAAAGCTCGGTATTGCCCCGTTCACGAATACGTTGTTGTTCCATGTGTCGATATTTTTTGATGTATCGATCGCAAGCCCTCCGACGTTCGCGGGGGCATAGCCTGTCAAATATGACGCCGGATCGTAATACTTTAACGTCGCAACGTCTTGCGGCTCAAATGACATTTTCCCGCTTGTGAGTTCATATTTTATGATTGTGTCGTTTTCTATGACTGGTCGCAGCTGAGCAGATGTCAATACAATTAGTTCTTGCGGTTGCTTTAGTTGGTTACGGATTAACGCAAAATATATTGTCCCGCCCATACGCCGTAATACTGCCGCCATTGTCAAAAATTCACTGAATGAGTATAACGCGTTCGGCTTTGTAAAAAACTTTGTATACGGGTGCGTTGTGATCGCTTCGGCTTTTCCGTCCTTCTTTTCTGCGTATATGTGCCATGCGGGTTGTATGAGCGCGTTTGTGATTTTCTTACACGCAAGCCATACATATATATTACTTTTGTATGCGTATTTGATGTTTTGTGCGATGTCCCGCGTCGTGTAGTCAATCCCAATCGTGGCGTCCTGCATGTTTGTAAATGCTGCCGATTGTGCGGCGTCATTATTTGGTATAATCGTCGTTTTTTTCTCGAATAATTTCATGTCGTTCCCCTTTCGTTTATTGTTCTATTATAATTACGGACGGCTCGCCGGCTTCGCCCTGCCACTTTTCGCAACCGTATCGTGTGGCGTCGGGCGCGTGGTCGTTTTTTTCTTCCGGGACAGGTAGCGTTTGCCCGTCGGACGCCGTTTTCCAACTATAATTATTAAAATCATCTGTAGTATATACGGATTTCGCTGTGATATATATTTTTTTAAGTGACAATAGCCAATCAATACCATGCTTTACGCTGTCCGATCCCTTCGCCGCGCCCTTTGCGCAAAAAAAGTGGTCTTGCAAATCTGTGATGCTTTTCGGCTCTGCGCAATCTGCTGCGATGTCGTCGTATATGCCGACGCCATAGGATTTTAGGCACTCTATTAAATCAGTATTGCGTAATCCCGTCGCATATACAATCTCGTTTATATATAACGTGCGGTCGTAGTAGTATAACTCCTCTGCAACTGCCGGATCAATAGTAAATCCAAAATCTATACCAATCGATTTTTCGGCGTGTTCTTTTATGTCGTCCGGTATACTTTCAATGATCTCGATATTTTGAAAAATTACGCCCTCCGGTGACTGAAAGTTCCCATACTCGAAACGCTGTCGGCTGTTTTCCGACATATTTTGTAGAATACTCTCTATATACCCCGCCGCGATGTTTTCGAGGTTATCGACGGGGTTCATCTTGCATACGGTGTATCTGTCTTTTTCTGGTATCGGCTTTTTTGTTTTCGGCTCTCGGTGTTCTATGAACAACCTGTATGTCCAATGTGATTTCGCGGGGGGGTTAAAATCTTGCCAAATCATCGGCTTCAATCCGTCGATCTTTTGTGCAAGTCGTGACATCAATACTTCTATAGTCGGGTATGCTATCTGGCTCACCTCGTTCAAAAATATTCCGATATATTCCCGGCCCAAAATCTTTTCTACTCTGTCGGCGTGATCAAGCCCGTCGACAAATATCATGGATCCATTTGCATATCGTATATAATATTTTGTGTTGTTTATGTCTGTGATCGCGGCGCGGTCTGGTGCTATTACCTTCGCTAAAGTGTCAAGCCATATCGACATTATTGCGTGGTTAGCGTGCTTTCTCGCGATTAAATACCACCCGCCCGGATATTTCATACAAAGGGTGTGTATCTGTTCACAAATTAGGCGTGTTTTCCCGGATCGGCTGCCGCCATAGTACGCCGTTCGTATGATGTCTTTCGACGTGTCGCGCCGGTCTTTTTTGAATTTGCGCAGCGCTTCTATCTGTCGGGCGGTGGGTGTGAATAATTCGCTCATATGTCGGCAAGCTCGCGGTGTTTTTCAATTACGATCGGGCGGTTTATGTCAAGCCCCAATCTTTCATCATACCCGCGGTGACGTGCCCGCGTTTTCAGAAAAAAAATCATTGCGGTAACATTCCCCTCTTTTACTTGTCTCATCAAATGATATTCGACAAAGTCTATTTGATCTTCAAGTATCTCGTCCATGTCCTTTTTGAATTTTGGATCTTTGCCCCAACGGTGTACAGTTGACCGGTGAATATTCATAGCCTTGCACGTCGCCGCGACATTTCCCAAGTTCGCCGCGTATAATTCCAAAAATTGACGTTTCGCGGCTGCTTGTTTTCTGTCTATCGTTTCTTTGCGTGCTATTTGTGCCGGCGTTTTTTTAGGTGTCATTTGTGTGCTTCTTTTTTGTGTTCTTCGCGTATTATATAAGGGGCTGCGTTATCCCATTTTATTCTGTGATGTAAGCGGCGGCTCGTTCGCCCCGTTGTTATGATCCTTGTGCAGCTTGGCGCGGTCAAGACCGTGTAAAATGATTTCATATATGTGCCGCCGTCAATATATAGCGCTGTCATTCCGCCGTCGTTGCTTTGCGTTTGTAATTGGTTTAACTGTACAAATGGTATTGTTAAAAATAATAGTCCTCTTGCTTGTTGTGTTGTGTAGGTGTTGACATCTTCGTTGATCCGCCCATTAAATTGTATCGGTCGTTCTGGCGTGCATATAAAAGAATTCATCGCTTTCCTTTTTGGTTTTTTCCCAAACTGCTGATCCCCTCCAAACCAATCTCCGCCCTGTGACATGGCTATGCTTGCAAAAGGTGTGTTTTTATAATATTTCAGCATGGCGGCAAATATCCCGTCAAGTCCTTTTTTTACTGTAAAAAAATTTTGCGGGTGCTGCAATTTGCTGTTTATCCTATAAACAAAATCAGTGTAATCATCATCAAGCTGTATAAAGTATTTTATACCTATTTTTTTGGCAATATCATACACGGCGTTGCGTGCATATATTATCGCTCTCCGGTCGCCTGTTGTGTCGAATTCATCGATGGTTTCCGCAATTTTCTTTTTATCAAATATTATTACATTGTCTTTTCCAAAGTTTTCTATATATTGGTCCGCTTTCTTGTCGTCGTTGTCTATTATGATTATTATTTTCCCAGTATAGCCTTGCCGCCGCAAAGCGTTGTATGTTATGACGCGGTCGGGGCGCCCATGTGTAAGTATAAAAGCAGCAAAATCATTCATCATAATCTTGCCCGTATTGTGACGCAATTTCTTTGCTTAATTGAACATAGCCATACTCTATAGCTTTTTCATAGTCAATAATTACAAGCGCAGATTTTTCCATCAAATTTTGTATTGTAGCGTTTGTATGGGCGTAATATTCTGCCATGTTTTTGTAATTAAAAACAATATGCCGCAATGCGGCGACACGCAAAAATTGTTTTTCTTC